GCAATGCTTAACCCTGAAGGATTTACTTCCAAAGATATTATTGCTAATACTTCATATAACAGCCCTGCTCAAGCAAATAAGTTTTTAAAAGCACTTGAGATGAAAGGTTTAATTACCTTAACTTCACAGCTTAAAAAATCAATGGAACCTACTCGTGACCCAGATGCCCCTGAAACCAGAGGTAGAAAAAGAAGAGATGCAGAATTTGATATGTCAGACGATCCAATGGCTGACTTAGATGCCTTAGGCTTAGGAGGCGACATTGATCTAAGTGATCCATTAGCAGAAAATAACAACATTATGAATAAAACAATAAACGAAATATCTGTAGATAAAGTAGCTGCCGCCGTTAATGCAGCTATTGATAGAGGAGAACATAAACGCGCTGACCAGTTGGCACAAACCTTTTTTAGAGACTTTGTAGGAAAAGATTTTGGAGAAGGTTTAGGAAAACTTGAAAAGGTACAATTAAAAGGAGGTCCTCAGAGAGAGACTAGAGGTTTAGTATTAGATTTTAGTCTAGATAGAACCAGAGTTCAATATATAGTAAATAATGACCGTGTTCTCTTTACTAAAAAAGGGGGTGCTATAAACCCTATAAAAGGCCTACCTATAGATAGAAGAGCAGTTAGAAACCTACAACAAATAATTAAAGTTGTAAACCCTAAGAGTAAAATAATAACAGGAACTGGTGCGTTTAATGTAAAAGGCTTAAGAGAAGCAACAAATTTAGAAAAATACATCAAACAGCAAATCAAAGAAGCTAAAAACCCATTAGCCGCTAAGATGAAAGAAGTTGAAATTCAAGGCCGCACAGCAGCACTTGAAACCAAATTAGCCGCAGTTGCTGAAATGATTGAAGAAACTGAAGGTCGTTTAACTCGCATTGACGAAGATAACGAATTTAGAGATATGATGGATAAAGGTGCAGTTAAAGAAGTTCGTAAACAACTTAAGGAACTTGAAAGAGCACAAGCTAAACTTCAGAAAGAATACGATAAAGTATCCGGAGGTAGAAAAAAAACAAAAGTAGTTGACGAACTAGATGCTGATGGTGCTAGAGATAAAGCCGATAATTTAGATGCATTAGCTGATAAGCAGGATGCACTCGATCAAGAAGCTGAAGATAGTATGGAAGAAGTATCATTTGAACTTAACGAATCTACACTTCGCTTCCAAAAGTTAGCTGGTTTAATCACTGAAAGTGATATCCAAAAGAAAAAACTAAATGAAGGTATTAAAAGTGCCGCTAAACAATTTGTAGATTTTCATGTGGATGGAAATGACAACGAAGGTGTACAACAATCAACATTTAGTGAAAAAGAATATCTTGAGCCGGGGGAATATTCTAAAGGTACTGTAGAACATTTTAAAGAGTTACAAAATTACCTTAAAAAGAATAAAAAATATGAATATACATCTCCAGGTGATGTAAAATATGCATTTACACTAAGTGGAAAAAATATTAAACTTAAAGGATAATTAAAATTATATACTAAAATTAGGGGACCAATAGGTCCCCTTTTTTGTTAGTATGTATATACGATGGCAGATATTAAAGCAATTATAAAGCAGGAATTTGTTAAATCAGCAAGCGATCCTGTTTACTTTATGAAAAAGTATTGTTGGATACAACACCCAACAAGAGGTCGCACTCAGTTTAACCTATACCCATTTCAAGAAAAGGTATTAGGTCTATTAAGTAAACACGATAAGTCAGTAATCTTAAAATCAAGACAGCTTGGTATTTCAACACTTTCAGCAGGTATAGCTTTACACATGATGTTATTTCAAAAGGATAAAAATATCCTTGTAATAGCAACAAAACAAGAAACAGCTAAAAACCTAGTAACTAAAGTACGATTTATGTACGATCAGTTACCTAGTTGGTTAAAATTACCTACAATGGAAAATAACCGGCTATCATTACGACTTAAAAATGGGTCTCAAATTAAAGCAGTATCTGCAGCAGGTGATGCTGGTAGATCAGAAGCCATTTCCCTTCTAGTAATTGATGAGGCGGCATTTATTGAAGAGAATAGGATTGAGGAAATTTGGGGTTCAGCACAACAAACACTTGCAACTGGTGGTAGAGCAATTATATTATCTACACCTAATGGTACTGGTAACTGGTTTCACAGACAATGGACTAAAGCACAAGATGGTACTAGTGGTTTTACACCTATTAGATTACCGTGGACTGTACACCCAGAACGAAACCAAGAGTGGAGAGATAAGCAAGATGATGAATTAGGGGATAGAATGGCGGCCCAAGAATGTGACTGTGACTTTACAACCTCTGGTGATACTGTATTTCCCCCCGAAGTACTAAACCATATTGAAGCTACAATGTTAAAAGACCCCCTTGAAAAACGTGGTATAAATCAAAGTTTATGGGTTTGGGAATATCCCGATTACTCAAGACAATATATGGTTGTAGCTGACGTAGCAAGAGGTGACTCTAAAGACTATTCGGCATTTCATATTATTGATATAGAAAACTGTACTCAGGTAGCTGAATTTAAAGAACAAGTACCAACTAAAGACTTTGGTCGAATATTATACAATATAGCAACAGAATATAACAAAGCTCTACTTGTTATAGAAAATGCAAACATTGGTTGGGCTGCAATTCAAGAAGTGATTGATATGGGTTATGAAAACCTATATTACAGTCCTAAAGACGAAAAATTCACTCGTGATGCTGAAGCATATATTGCTAAAGGATATGATTTAATAGATAAATCTAAAATGGTACCTGGTTTTACTATGTCACTTAGAACAAGACCTTTAACAATTGCTAAATTAGATGCATATGTTAAAGAACAAAGCATACAAATCCAATCAAGACGTACATTGGATGAATTAAGAACATTTGTATGGAAAAATGGTAGACCAGAAGCCCAAACAGGGTATAATGATGACCTAATTATGTCCATAGCTACCGCATGTTACGTGCGAGATACTGCGCTTAAATTCGCTCAGCACGGGGTTGACTTAACTAGAGCAATGCTTGCAAATACAAGCAAAGCAAATTACAACCCATTTTTTAGTACTAATAAGATAAATGACCCTAAAAATGCGTATAGAATGAAAATAGGGGGAAAAGATGAAGATTTATCTTGGCTTTTAGATTAGATATTTATACACATATAATAAATTAAGAATATGGCAGATACTAGCTTATTTACACGATTAAGGAGATTATTTTCTAATGACGTTATTATAAGAAACGTTGGAGGAGATTCCCTTAAAATTATGGATACTGATCGTATTCAAAAATATGGGAATTTAGAATCTAATTCACTTTATGATAGGTTTACTAGGTTACATAGACCTGTAGGGTCATCTTTACAATATAATCCAACACTTAATTATTCCTCTATGCGACTTCAGTTGTATAGTGATTATGAAGCTATGGATTATGATTCATTAATTGCTCCCGCACTTGATATTATCTCAGAAGAGGCAACCCTTAAAAATGAATATGGTGACGTTTTAACAATTAAATCATCTAATGAAAACGTTAAAAGAGTACTGCATAACTTATTTTATGATGTATTAAACATAGAATTTAATTTACCATCATGGGTTCGTCAGATGTGTAAATATGGTGATTTCTATTTACACTTACAGATTTCAGAAAAATTTGGTGTATATAATGTATTGCCACTTTCTGTATATCAAGTAGTAAGAGAAGAAGGTATGGATCCCGAAAACCCTTCTTATGTTCAGTTTGTATTAGATCCTAACGGTTTATCTCAAAGCCAAACCTATAGTGCTAGAAGAAGTGACCAAATGAAACTTGAAAATTATGAAGTTGCCCACTTTAGATTACTAGCAGACGCTAACTATCTTCCTTATGGACGTTCATATCTTGAGCCCGCTCGTAAGGTATTTAAACAGCTAATATTAATGGAGGACGCGATGCTTATTCATAGAATTATGCGAGCACCAGAAAAAAGAATATTCTATATGAATGTGGGAGGTATTCCACCAAATGAAATCGACCAATTTATGGAGCGTACAGTTGCTAAAATGAAAAAGACCCCATATGTGGATCAAAACACTGGCGACTACAATTTGAAATTTAATATTCAAAACATGACTGAGGATTTTTATATCCCAGTTAGAGGTAATGATGCATCTACTAAAATTGAAACTACAAAAGGACTTGATTACGATGGTACAACTGATATTGAGTACTTAAAAAATCGAATGTTGGCCGCCCTTAAGATTCCGAAAGCATTTTTAGGGTATGATGAAAACCTTGAAGGCAAATCAACATTAGCTGCTATGGATATTCGTTTTGCCCGTACTATTGAGCGTTTACAAAGAACTATTGTATCTGAGCTCCAAAAAATAGCTTTAGTTCATTTATATACTCAAGGCTTTACAGATGCTGATTTAGTAGATTTTGAATTATCTCTTACAGGCCCTTCAATTGTATTTGAACAAGAAAAAACCGAATTATATAAATCTAAAGTAGAATTAGCTAACTCAATCGCTGATAAAAAAGTATTATCTTCGGATTTTGTATATAAAAATATTTTTAACCTTTCAGACATGGAAATGGAACACGAAAAAAATAGATCTTTAGATGATGCTGCTCGTATATTCCGTTTAAATCAAATAGAAAACGAAGGTAACGATCCAGTAGAAACTGGGGAATCATATGGTACACCACATGACTTAGCAAACTTATATTCAACGAAAAGAGATAAAGCAGTTAAAGATGTTCCCGATGGGTATGATGAAAATGAACCTGGTAGACCAAAAACTAAATTAAGTGATTTTGGTACTGACCAAAGTAATTTTAGTAGAGATCCACTAGGCAAATCTGGTTTAGCAGCCGTAGGGGACGATAGTCCTAATAAAACCAATAATATTTCCCCACTAGCTCTTGAAGAGAATAATAGAATTTTAAAAAGATTATCTTTATCTAGAATGAAAGGAAAAGAACTATTATCCGAAGAAGATTCACCTTCTATGTTAAGTGAAGAAAATATTATAAAAGAATAACTCTTTAATATTTTTTACATATTTATATAAGAATAAATATATTTATTGCATGAAACCTAAGCACTCCA